GCGCTCGTTCCCAAGGCCGAGTACGTTATGCGTGGCGACTTTTCTGGTCTTGAATGGCTAGACAGTCGCACAGTGCCTACAGAAAGTGCCGTACAAGCTAAGTACGATGAACTGATAGCCGCAGAACCTACGAATTTGCTGCGGGAAAAGCGCAATCGACTTTTGGCAGAAACAGACTGGTGGGCTAGTTCTGATCTCACCATGACTACTGAACAGACAAACTACCGCCAAGCACTGCGAGATATCACTAACACATACAGCAATCTCGACGAGGTTGTCTGGCCGACGAAACCGTAGGGGAGCGACGGATGACACGCGCAAGAGACTTCGCAGATCTCGCTGGTTCGGCTGATGCCGGTGGCCTTACCGGCAAAAACCTTGTCATCAACGGTGCGATGCAGGTCAATCAAAGGGGGTCTGTAAACACATCTGATGGTTCAAATGTCTATTCACTAGACCGTTGGGTAACTTTTCTCCGTGGTGGTCCTGCTGCTACTTTGTCTCAAAGCACAGACGTTCCAACAGGGCAGGGGTTTGCTAACTCCCTCAAGTTAGATGTAACCACTGCTGATGCCCTTGGTACAGCAAGTGATTTCTGTAAAGTTTCGCAGAAAATGGAAGGGCAAAATTGTCAGCATCTTGCAAAAGGGACAAGCAGTGCAAAAAAGGTAACTTTGCAATTCTGGGTAAAATCCACAATCACCGGCACATATATCATTGAATTGTTTGACGATGACAACACTCGTCAAGTCTCTCAAGCATACACCATCTCCAGTTCAAACACTTGGGAACATAAAACACTGACATTCCCTGCTGATACGTCAGGTGCATTGGCAGACGACAACGGCAACAGCTTTGAAGTGGTGTGGGGCTTGGGCATGGGTTCAACGTACACAAGCGGAACTCTCAACACCAGTTGGGCTAACAACACACAGGCAAACAGGTTTGTAGGACAGGTTAACGCTCTAAGTAGCACAGATAATGAATTTTATCTGACGGGATGTCAGTTAGAAATCGGCGATGTAGCCACGCCGTTTGAGCATCGGTCGTTTGCGGATGAGTTGAGTAGGTGTCAGAGGTATTTTCAACACTGGAATTTGGGCGGCACTTATCAAAACGGTGGCGGCTTTTCGGCCATGCTTTATAGTTCAAGTCTAACTTTTGGCACTATTCCTTTCATGTGTGAAATGAGAGCCGCTCCAACAGGGTCAATATCCGCTGCGAATACTTGGCAATTTTTAAACAGTTCTGACGCACCGCATAGCGTTAATACTATCTCTATATATGCTGCTTCAAAAGTCAGCGCATCATTCCAATGTGACCCAAGCACTGCTTCATCGACCCCAAATGTATCTGAAACAGGCGGAGGTCTTCTGTGGCCCGGCAATACAAACAGCAATGATGCTACGGTTTCTATGGATGCGGAGTTGTAATCATGACAATTAGCGATGCCCAATACATCAAAGACTTATTTGGAAGTGACAATAACGTGTCAATCAAAGCCACTATCGACGACAAAGAAGTGACTGTTCCTCTCGACCCAGCCAACCGCCACTACGACGAAATAATGAAACAGGTTGCAGCCGGTGAATTGACAATCGCTGACGCCGACTGATGAAGCTGGCGATGGAACCCGTACTCAAAACCCAGATGGAACTCGAAGCGCATGAAAAAGAGTGTGCTATCCGTTATGCTGCTGTCCAAGAGAAGCTCGACGCCCTCGACAAGCGCATGTGGCGGCTTGAGGCGATGATCATGGGGAGTACGATTTTAGTTGTGGCTATGGTCGTCACAGTATTTATGGGAATTAGATAACGATGGCAGAAGTCGTAAAGATTGATACTGACGCTAAATTAGCAGGGCAGGTAGGCGAACAGGCTGCAGGATTACAGACAGGTGTTCCGCAAGTTGACGTTGTACGCCCGACAGTGACATCGGACACGCTACAACAAACTACCGGCACGATGCTCGGAACTGATCCGCAAGCAGGAATACAGCAAGCTCCGATGACCGGCATCGACGTGACTACTCCGACAGCCCCTGCTGCGAATGTTGGTCAAGTGTCGGCGACAGAACGTATCACGCCTAACATCGGTGTGATGGGCGTATCACAAATCGACGCCGCACCGCAGATCGATGTGAGTACAATCGAAGCGCCTTTGTCTGCAGGGGCACAGGCCGTAGCCCAAGTAGACGAACTCGATCAACGAGCCACAGTAAAGTATCAACTCGAACAACTACTCAGCGGCATCGAAGAGGGCAAGCCGATGCCCCCGTTCGCCGCGCCTGCCGTACGTAAAGTTGCAGGTATTATGCAAGCACGGGGCTTGGGGGCTTCGTCTATGGCTGCTGCGGCTATCACACAGGCTGTCATGGAATCGGGCGTTGCTATCGCTGCGAAGGATGCGGATCAATTCGCACGTATGCAGCTTACGAACCTCAACAACAGACAAAAAACAGCCTTACAAAACGCCGCACTTGTCGCAGGACAAGACAAGGCTAACTTGTCCGTGCGTTTACAGGCTGCGGTTACGAACGCACAGGCGCTGCTTGCTACCGAAACAAAGAACTTATCTGCAAAGCAGCGTTCTGATGAGCTTTCGTACAACGCCCTGACACAGGGACTTTTCAAAGACGCTGCGGAAGAAAACGCACGGCGTCAATTTAACGCTAAGAACGAATTACAGGTAGACGAATTTTTTGCAGAGCTAGAGTCACAAGTTGAGACTGCCGACGCGAACCGCAAAGCAGCTATGGCCCAGTTCAATGCGGGTGAAGTGAACGCACAAAATCAGTTCAATACAGCGATGCGTGACAATCGCGAGAAATTCAACTCGAACATGCAGTACGCTATAGATCAGTCGAATGTCCAGTGGCGCAGACAAGTCAACACTGCTGACACTGCCGTACAGAACGAAACAAATCATATAAACACACAAAACGCTTACAGTGCCAGCCAAAACGCCCTGAACAACTTGTGGCAACGATATCGTGATGAGGCTGCGTGGGCCTTGCAGAAGACGGAGTCTTTCCTGCAGCGGCAACACGAAGTCGGTATTATGGCTATGGAATTCGCAAATAGCGAGTCTCTTTACGATCAGCAGCAAAAGGACAATTTAGCTGCGGGTATCGGTAATTGGCTTGCATTGTGGTATGCGAATAGAGGATCAGGAGGGAGTAATTGATGTTTGGTGGTAGTATCGGAACTACGCTTCTTGCGAGTTTAATCCCTATCGGTCTTGACATGATTACGGGAAGCGGCCCCGGAGCGAAGGGGGGCAAGGGTGACGTTGGCAAACAACTCGCGACGACATTTCTTAAAAGCACAGGATTTTTAGCACCGGCAAAAGGAGAGGCCGTCGGTAGTGTATTTGCTATGGCCCCCGAAGCACGTCCCCGTACAGCAGCAGAACTCGCTGCGGGTTCGCGACAAGCTAGTCAGGTGCAACTTAGTCCTCAAGCACAACTTGTGATGAACAATCCTAAGCTGGCAACTAGACTTCCTGACTTCATACAGAACAGCACGAACCCACAAATGGCGGACTTCAGGGCTAAACACGTCCCCATGACTGTACAGCAGGGTCGTAAAACCCTCGCCACTCCGCAACCTAAAGAAATCAGAGTGTAAGCATGGAAGAAGAAGTTCGTCCTCAAGCCGGAACTATCGAAGCGAAAGACTCTTTTGCTATGGCTCCTCCGGGTCACAGCCTGACAATCGACAACGAGCGTTGGCCGTGGGGTAAGCCCCAAGAGCAAGTCGATCCGCAAGTCGTACTCGACAGGGCGGTCGACTCTCTCGATGTGCCTGCCGTACGTGAGGAGATGATGAAGCTCCTTATGGTCGGTGCGTCAGTCGAGGCACTTGTCGAAGGATACATTTTTCAGGCGTTCCAAGAGGGCGGCTTCTCCCCAGACGTAGGCTTACTCATCAAGGGGCCGCTTGCCTTGTACATCGCTTCTGTCGCTGAAGATGAAAACATACCCTTCCGCATGTTCGAAAACGAAGACGCTCTCACAAAAGACGAGATGGATGACGCGACGTTCTTCCGTATGATGCGCCAGAACAATCCTGCTATGTTCGCGTACGTCAGAGAAACGATCAACGAGGGTATCCGAAGAGGTGAAGCACCCCAGCCGCCAGAAGAAGAAAACTTTATGACCATGAAAAAGAAGGAATCGTAAACGATGGGCATCGGCTACGCACTCGCATCAGGACTCGTAAAAGGTTTCACGGAAAACATCGGACGTGAAATAGAGCGCCGTCAGGGCGAAAAGGATCGCATAGCTGCGATTCAAAACGCAATTATTACTGCGGGTCTCGGTGACGATTTCAACAATAAAAACGTAGCTGTGATACAGGGCATGGTCGACAACGCTTCGAGACGTATGAATGAACAGGGCGGCATAGACATATTTGGTACACGCGGGAACGATGCGTTTACCAGCGAAGAAATGATGTCCGTGATGGGTCAGCTTGAATCGACTGCTGACTTAGATGATGAAGACGACATAAAGCCTAAGTCCCGTATTGAATTTGGCGATACTTCGTATCTGTTCGACAGAGACATACGTTCAGGAACCACACTTTCTGATCACATTT